GGAAGGGATAATAAATAATTAATAATTAAAAAATAAATTAAAATGGGAATGTATACTGAGTTAATATTTGGGGCTGAGTTAAAAAGCGATACCCCAATTGACGTAATAAATACTTTAAAATACTTAGTGGGAGACATAGATATACCTAGTAATCTTTTATACACAGAAGACAGGAATCCACTAATGGGAGGAAGTTATTACTTTGGCGTAAATACTTCTGTTACTAAAATGTACTTTGATGGAATTAGCGACGCTTGGGTTTTGAGTAGTAGAGCAAATATTAAAAATTACGGTAACGAAATAGAAACTTTCTTAGAATGGATTAAACCATTTATAAGTCAGGGAAGCGGTAACAGAGAAATGTATGCAATAGTAATTTATGAAGATCAAGAAATCCCAAGTATTTACTACTTGAACGATGGAGATAATTGTTCTTAACTGTTTAAATATGAAACTAGTTTATACCCAATGAGGTATGAAATTTAATAATCGGTGGTATCGTACCAGTGCAGCAAGGGTTTAGAAATTACCTAGCTTTAGACGAAGAAACAGTTCAGCAACGAACACCACCGATTTAATAAATAACAACACAAAAACAAAATGAAAGCAGATAAATATTTAGAAAGCATTGGATTAGAAAATGGTATTGGTGAAGAGTTTATGAATGATGATGAATCAGTTTACTATACAGTAGAAGAGTTAATGGAAGCTTATCACCAATCCGAGTTAGATTTAATAACTAAACCCGTTGTTGTAGGGCAAAGGGAACTATTAATTGATTTTTTAGATAAAATAGATTATACCGATATAGAATGGGGTATGAATACAGAACAAGTAGTTGATGATTATTTACACAAAATCAATTTATAGTTGCTAACAACTGAATACACACACCATTACACAACACAAAAACAAAAACATGACCAACGATCAAAAAGAAATGCACAAGCAAATCAAGCGCCTAGAGATACTTACCGTAATCGTTAGCGTAATCTTTGCCGCGATAGTATTAATTACTGCTCACTACTTTACTAATGGTTAAAAAAATATACTCCACAACCATAGACAGTAAGACATTCTTTATCCTAGCATCCGGCAAAGGTGAAGCGATAAACTACCTTGCATCTATTATCGGTCATACCGAGGTTAGAAACTTCGCCAACCTAGAGAACCTGCACCCCAACCAATGGGATAGGCATTACATTACAGACCCTTTTACGTTCTCCTTTGATATGGACATACCAGACGAAGAGAAAGACCTGTACAGCAACTGCGAGTTAATAATTGAATCGTTTACGCAATACGCAGAGAGGGAAGTGGGGCCGCAAATTATTAAGACTTTAGAGGTATGATAAATTTAGATTACGTAAAAGAGCAAAGAGGATTAAAATTCGTTAAAAAAGGAATGAAAGTAGAACATTCTTATGGCGGTAAAACTCAAATAGGTAAAATAGTAAGTGGCAATAGTAGTGGGAGCTTAAATATCCTTTTTGAAGGTAAAAAGAAACCCGAAAACTGCCATCCAACTTGGGCAATGAAATACTTTGATACAGATGGAAATGTATTAGCCGAATACGGTGAGTAAGGCTAAATATAACAACCTATCACCCCCGCCAATAAAACAACCACAACACCAAAAAAGAACAATGACACAAGAGAACCAAATAGAATATTTCCGCAAGGCTATAAAGCTTTACGCCTCCTTACAAATCAGCTTAGAACTATGCACCGACATAAAGAACAGCCCGTTTGTCAAGAACAGCCTCAAGGCGAAGATCAGCAACCTAGAGAAGCAGTTAGAGCTAGATATTAGACCGTATGTAAATAAGCTTTACGATAAGGACGAGGAAGCGTTTCAAGTAATCCAGAACTCAATCGAAATGATTCGAGATAATTCACTGGAGGAAATTGTTGATCGGGCGATAGAAATGAGTAACTTAGCAGAAACAAATTAAACACTATGATTTCAAAAGACACGGAAAAGACTTCAAGTACTATTGAATGCTCTGAGCAGTGGCACGTTCTTAACGTTAATATGGGAAATGGTAAATGCTCAGAATGTGGTAAAATAATAACAGAATTGAATTACTTAAAAAACCAAAAATAAATTAAACACTATGATTTCAAAAGACAAACAGTACACGACAATAGACGGGGACAAAGTAAGGATATACGCAACTGATGGGATGGGAGCTTATCCTATTCACGGAGCGGTATTAACTAATGATGGATGGGAAGAGACTACTTGGCAAGAAGACGGTGGGTTTAGTAGTAACGAGGGAACGCACCTCGACCTAATCGAAATAGTGCCAAAAGTAAAAGTGTGGGTAGAGTATTATCTAGATAGGTATGGGAATTTTATAACAGCACGATATTTTTCTGAAGATACCTATTTGACATATAAGGCAGGAGGTAAAATATGCCCAACTAGAACCCACCTCCAACTAGATGTATTCGAGTACGAACCAAAACCAGAAAGGAAATGAGAGAATTGACATTTAAGCATATTTGGTATTCTATGGTTTGGATTATGGTAATATTAACAATTAGCATAATGGTGTTAGGTTTGATTTATATACCTAGATATGAACACGAAAATGTAAAACCCAACATGGAGGCACGCGATACCATTAAAGAAATCTATAATCAAACGAAATGAAAGATAATTTTTTTCATATGTTAATGCATGTGATAATGGCAGTTGTAATAATAATAGCTTTTTTAATTGTATTTTGGTTAATTACACCAACACCCACCCCAACCCTCTACGAATGCCCTTGCGAGTCCAAAGAACTAATTAAGGACGTAGTAAGGCACACGAACAAAGACGGCATGAAGTCGGTCACCACGTTTGTAGATGTGAAGGGGTGCTTAATTGTAAAGGAATAAGATATGAAAAAATATTTAAAACTACTAAACAGCACATTTGCTTTAAATAGCATAATGGCAATATTTAATAATGACGCTCATAAAATAGTAAGTAAAAGAGGTGAAGCTATTTTAAGAGATAATAACCAGAAATGAAAACGATACACAAACATAAATTAGAAATAACCGATGAGCAAACGGTAAACATAAAAGGCTTTAATGGATTCCTAAAAGCAGCAGAGCAAGAAGGTAATTTATGCTTATGGTACTTTGTAAACTTAGAGGATCAAACAGACTACACGCATAATATTAGCATAGTAGGAACAGGATACGCGATAACTAAATCAAACATACACCTAGGAAGCCACCTCGACAGCGTTGTAATGGGTAGTGGTTTAGTCTGGCATGTATTTACCGATTAATTCAGTACATTTGCCTTATGCCAGCAGGAAGACCAAGTACATACGATTTTGAACTATGCAAAGAGATTTGCAATGAAGTAGCAGACGGAAAAAACATTAAAGCCGTTTTATCCTCTAGCGATAAGTACCCGGTATGGTCAACTTTTAGGATATGGAAACAAGAGCATATTGAATTATCAACCCTTTACATAGGATCTATTCAGGATAAAGCCGAATCTGTAGATGAACATATAGACACTATTATGAAGGAAGTTCACGATGGGACAATAGAACCAGCCGTAGCTAATGTAATGATGCAAACCTTGAAATGGAAAGCGGCAAAGTACTACCCTAAGATGTTTGGGGATAGCAAATCGGTAGACATAACGACTAATGGGGAATCTTTAAAGGCCCCGATAGATTGGACTAAGTGAAACTAATTAAGGAGTATAAACCATTATTTAACAACCCGCCTAAGACTAGGTATTTTTTCATTACTGGAGGGCGTGGATCGGCTAAGTCGTTTCACGTCGCTCTTTTTTTGGTTAATCTACTTTACGAAGTAGGGCATGTAATACTGTTCACACGTTGGACTATGGTTTCCGCTCACATCTCAATTATCCCTGAGTTCTTAGAGAAGCTTGAGCTGCTCGGTATTATGGATCATTTTGAGATAACGCAAAACGAGATAATCCACAAGACCACAGGTAGCAGGATAGTGTTCAAAGGGATCAAGACAGGCCAAGGAACAGCAACGGCAAACCTTAAATCTATTCAAGGGGTGACAACATGGGTTCTTGATGAGGGCGAGGAGATGCATGATGAGGACGTATTTGATAGGATCGATTTATCAGTCAGAACAAAGAACACGCCTAACAGAGTAATAGTAATAATGAACCCAAGCGATAGGGAGCATATGTTATTTAAGAAGTTTAGCCCTGAGAACGCACGAAACGACACGACGTACATTCATACAACCTACCTGCATAACTTAGACAACCTAAGCGAGAGTTTTATAGAGCAAGCAGACAGAACCAAGGAGGTAAACATCGCAAGGTTTGAGCATTTGTTTTTAGGCACGTGGATAGATACTGAAGAGGGGTTATTATGGAACGCGGCACTTATTGAAGCGAACAGGGTAGACATGCCGCCCGCGCTTATCCGTAAAGTAGTGGCAATAGATCCAGCAATCACAGCAACAAAGAACAGTGACGAGACGGGAATAGTGGTATTAGGAATGAGTTCATCGCAAGTGGTTTATCTGCTATCAGATTACAGCGGAGTCTACACACCTAATGAGTGGGCGCAAGTAGCAAAGCAGGCATTTGAGGAGCATTCATGTGATTACTATATTGCAGAATCAAACCAAGGGGGCGACATGGTAGCGAGCAACATTAAAACTGTTGACCCAATGCAAAGAGTTAAGTTAGTCCGAGCAACTAAAGGCAAGCACGCGCGGGCAGAACCTGTTTACTCTATGTACGAACAAGGCAAGGTTAAGCACGTTGGGTATTATTCTAAGCTAGAACAACAGATGAACAGCTGGAACCCGTTAAACACAAGATATAGCCCCGACAGAGTAGATGCTTTAGTATGGGGCGTGACTGATTTAATACTTAGCAACACAAACCATGGGACAAGCTCAAGCGGTATAATACCAAGACACAAAAGCAGAAGACTATAAAAACAACGATATGCAAAGAATCAGATTAGGAGGCTTTTTATTTTATGCTCCACAACGATGGAAAGATTTAACACCTAAAAAGCTTGATCAGTTATCAGCTACCAAACCAAACGAGATAAGGAAGCGGGTTCATATCCTGTGCGACCTTCCAGAAATTAAACTATCGGCAGAGGTCTACTTGGCCATTTACGAAATATGCAGCTTTATTGAGGAGATACCTGAGCTAGTACCAAACCGCTTAGAGGTGACTGATACGCTTAAATGGATTTCTGAAGATTGGACGTTTGCAGAGTTTGAAACGGCTAGAGCGATCACAGCTGAACACTTAGACGAGTTGGGGATAGTCTTGTATCACCTTGCCAAGATCAAAGAACTTGAGAAGCATTACCTAGAAGCAGGAGCCAAAGCATTAGACGGCATGAAACTATTCCTAGAACAGTGGAGTATGTTTGATTTAGAAGGTGACAAGCAGGGACCTACCGACATGGAAGAACTAGCAGGCATTGATAGGCTTCAAGCGTTTGGTGTTTATCCTATCCTTGAAACGATAGCGGCAAAGTTTGGTAAATTACCTAGTGAAATAGAAAAGGAGCCGGTCGGATGGGTAATGCAGGAATACATTTACCAAAATGAAAGAAACAGATATAGCGATAATTTGCGTAAATTGCAAGCCAAATAAGAAAAGATGAGCAGCTTTAGCCGAATTAATACAGCACTGACTACAATAGTCACGGCACAATATCCAAACATGTTGCAAATTGTCGGCACGCCTGACCAAGTAGCACAGCAAGAACTTAGCCAAGGGCAGGACATATTCGCCATTTACGCCAACTATTCACTAGTACCGAATGAAATTGAGGGAGTAACAGAGACGACTGAGAACTTCGGTTTTTATGTTGGTCGCTTAGATACATTTGATAGCGTAGCACCTGCACAGA